GGTTAGATACTGCAAAGAAAGAGTTTTTCTTTAAAAATAAACGAGATGTAAAATATGAAGAAGCTTAATGCCAAGACCAAGAACCCAAAAAATTTATTTTGGGGAGGATCAAGAGAAGGCGGTAGTCAATTACTTAGAGAGTAATGATGAAGCAGAAAGAAATAAGATATTCAACGAATATTTACGAGAACCCCTAATTATAATGGTCGAATCAATTATTCGACGTTATAAACTATACAGAAAGGACATGGAATTTGAGGAAATTCATACCGATACCATGTCTTTTCTTATAACCAAGATTAACAAGTTTGATCACACTAAGAATCATAAAGCATATTCTTACTTTGGTACAATCTGTAAAAACTACCTTATGGGAGCCATACAGAAAGACACTAAAGAAACTAATAGAAGTGTCTCTTATGATGATATATCTTCCGACATTGAGGATAGAGCAGATTTATCCTATGTTATTGATGAGTATGTTATTGACTATAGAGATGTCATAATAAAACTTACCATTGATTTAGAGAATTTTATTGAGAATGAGGATTTAACCGAAAACGAACAAAAGTTGGGTTACGCCCTACTCGAAATTTTTAGCAATTTTGATAAGATTTTTCAAGTCGGAGACGGTAATAAATTCAATAAAAATCTAATATTACTTTCCCTAAGGGAAATGACCTCACTTTCCACAAAAGAAATACGTCTTTCATTAAAAAGATTCAAAAAACTATATGATGGGATATTAGGTGGATTTTTAGAATAAATCTATTTATAGTTATGAGAGATAGGAAAAATAACATTAGCTTAGATGTCGATTCAGCATTAGCATTAATGCAGGAAATCTACAATGACGTTGTTGAAAACAGGAACACAGCATCGACAATTATGAGAAAAATGATGTCATTTATGAAGGATGCGGAAGACATGAGTGTAATTGGTCCTGTTATTAAAGAACAACAAAAAATACTAAATGATTGTACTGAAAAGAAAATCTCATTAGTTAAACTACAAGGTGTTTTATTAAAACAAACGACAGGTGGTTCTGGTGGTAAAAATATGCCAATGGGTAAACTTGAATTATCTGATGAAGATAGGGCGTTGTTAGATAAGATGATTAGTGGTGATGATAAAATAGAAAGTGACAATTATAAATTATAATGAGTAAAGTAAAGGCGATAAAAAATAAGATTAAATCTAAGATTGAAGCCATTAAGAAAATTAATGACGATCCTAACTTTGCCAAAATTGCCGAATCCGTTGCTGACAAATATATAAAAGACTTACCTGACTTAGGTAACTATCAGAAAAAAATTGCGGATTATTTAAATAAAGCAAAAAAGAAGAGACAAGAGAAAACCAATATTTTCGGTGACATTATCGATATTCTAGATTCAGTTTTACAAGTAAAAGGTAAAGTTGAGGGTTCGGATAAATTAATGTCCAAGTCAAGACTTAAAAAACACGCATATGACGCTATCGACGCGACTAGTAATAGCGCAAAACAAATTATACTCGACGCTGCTCAGCAAGTTTTCTTCGCGGGAGATGGCCTATGTGGAGGTAACTTATCCTTTGATCTTCCAAATTTTGAACCTGTAAAAGTAAAACCACAAGAAATTGATTTTTTTAATATGTTATCGGTTCCACCAACAAGTAACGTTGGTAAAGTTATGTATGAACCCGCATCACCAAACAAATCAAAAACTAAATTTAATAGGGAACTTTTTAATGGTTTTACCTCAAATATTTCAACGGGATATAATTTTGATACATTAAGTAATAGGACTCTATTCAATATGAAATGGAGTGCTACAGATCAGGAATTTTCAATATCGGGATTAACTCAAGGAGGTGGTTCAGTTGAGGATTTCTTTAGTGATTATTATTCAACAATTGAATTTCCCGATTTAAAGAGTATCGCCAAAACCGCATTATTAATGACATTGAAAGGTGATGATACCGATACAGTGTCAATTAGTGTTGGTATGAATGATGTTAATAGATTACTTGATAAGTTATTTTGTGTGTGTAGAAATAACACAAAAACAAATGAATTAGCGAATCAAAATGCGGTGGATTTATTTGACGAAACAGATGAAGATATTGATTCATATTTTGATTTTGACGATGTTGACGGAATTGATTTGGACGATGAGGACGCACGTTATCGTAAAGTAATGAGATTTAAAGATTGTAATAATTTTGAAGTTCCGGTTAACAATTCAATTTTGGAAGATTTTGTTTATTTCTCAGATAAAAAAACTTTAGATGACGCAATAAATTCCGCACTTAATAAAACGGCAGCGGACGCATTTGAACAATCGGGAGGGGCGTTTAGTTTACCCGACTTTCAGTTATCAATCAATAATTTGTTCATTTTAGCGCTACCTAAAGCACTAATAACAAGTTTACTATCTCCTAAGATATTTTTACCAATAGTAATTGCTTATAAATTTGTACAACAATTACAACAAGGATTAAAAGCTGGTATCGATTATGTGATTAGTAATGCTAAAGAATTAATGAGAAGATTAAGAAAGTTTTTTGACATTGTAATTACAAAAGTATTTTGGAAATTTTTGGGTGAATTTTGGAAAAGAGTTAAACCCGATGTTATTAGATTTGTGATTGAGTTTGTTATTACTTTAATAAAGAAAAAATTCAAAAGATATTGGAAAATAATCGCAGCACTGATTGCGTTATTGATTAAAATTTTAGAAACTGGATTTGATAATTGTTTTGATATTTTTAATGCCATATTAAACGCAATATCAGGAGCATTAAACATGAATTCTGTTTTAAAAATACCTAACCCATTATTGATGTTTGCGGGACTAAGACAAGGGTTTAGTGAAGATAGGGCATATGTTTCGGCCATAGAAAAAATGGATGCCGCAGGGATTAACACAAATTCAATCTATGGTGAAAGTAATGACTTTGTCCAAGCAATCTACGCAACAATTACCGCACATACTGAGGAACATGATTTAAATGGTGTTATGGAAGCAACTAACGCTTTCCCAATACCAATTATTGCACCGGCGGGTCCAACCGTCGCAGTAATTCCACCAGGTATGTTAAACTTAGTTGGAATAAATCGAGCAGGTTAACATGGAAAAAGAAAGAATAATCGAAGTTATTAATAACGTTGAGGATAAGTCAAATAAAGATTTGTTCGAAGTGATTAATATACTTTACCAAGAACATGAGAAAACTAAAAAATTGATTTTTAATTTGACTAAACATTTAGACGGAATAGAAGAATCATATAAAAAAGTTGAAAAAGAAGTAAACAAAAGAATTAAGAAATAATGAAAATAATTGATATTGCCATCTGTGTAGACAACGTTGACCCTAAAGGTATTGGTAGAATACGATGCGTTGGTTATAACGATTATGTTGGTGAGAAAGAAAGAGCGGTTAATTACGTTGAATGGGATGATAAAGACCCATTTGTTGCTTTACCATTTCTACCATCGAATATTAATTATATTCCAGAAGTTGAACAAATTGTTAAAGTATTAAGGTATAATACCGAAAAGGATACGGTAAACCAAGAATATATTGCGGGACCTTTCACTACCATGTATGACTTTAATGGTCAGACGTTTGCTCAACAGATTGAGAATACCACATATGGTATTGTTGTTAAACACAAACCAGATATTAGAAATACGACTGGTCAATACATCAATCCAAAATCAGAAAATGTTTTTGCTAAAGAGAAAGATTTTGCTGTTTACGGTAAAAACAACTCAGATATTTTATTTACTGAAAACGGTGTACAATTAAGAGGTGGTAAACTTTTATCTAAAGAGGCTGCCAGTAAAGAAAATAGAAAGGTGTTGTTAGATACACCTTTGATGGCAAGAAAAAATTCAAGATTACAACTTAAAAAATTTCCTAAAAAATTAACCCTAAGTAAATCTGAAGAAGAAGTGACTATTTTCGAAGTTGCTGATTTAAATTATATCGTCGAATATGACATTGATAACTTAACTATTACCGGAGGAACTAAAGTTGATTTTTTTGTTTATAAGGTCCAACAATCGTATGGTAACACATTGAAAACCAATTTTTTTGGTGAAACGACTCCTTTACCTGTTACGTATTTAAAACTTATTAATGAAAATAATGACTCTTCACCAACTTACTCTGTTACAGGTTTAACAACGTTACAGGATGTTTACATGGAGGTTAGAGATTTTCTTTATGAAATACACGATAAGTCATTGAAAGAATATAATCCACTTTATGATGATGAGGATGTACACCCATTTTATTTTAGACCGAAGACCAATTTTTTAACATTGGACCCTTCGAATACAACACAAAGTACTAATAAGAAAACAATCTTAAATAGTATTAAATTGGCGAGTACTGTTGGTCCGTCTAGTGGTTTAGTTTGGTCAGCAACGACAATGAGGGTACCTTCAAAAAAGAAAAAAGTTATAAGGGACTTTCTAAAATATGACCAAAATACTCCTGAACAAACGTTTGCTGCGGTGACAGCTGACAGTCTTTACCTATTATCAACGGATGATATTAGTACTGACACACCAATTGATTTTGAGATTTTGGACAAGTATGAATATACCCAAGAAGATTATGTTAAACATATCAACCCAAATACATATTCAACCGTTAGGGGTGAAAAATTAATCACAGTTCTAAGGTCAATTGTAAATGTTATTTATACTCACGTACACAACATCAATAAATCAATTGAAGGTCAAAGTGATTACCCACAAGGGGAGGCCTTAAAACAACTTATCAACAACTTAGAAAAGGACATTTTAAATTCGAATATCAGAATCAATTAATTTGATATTTATAAATAAAAAGAGATGTCATATTTCCGTTCATATTTCGAGAAGAATAATACTATAATTAAAAATTCTCAGGTTAATACTGCGAAAAACCCAACAACTGAAATTTTCTATGGTTCGGGATTTTCTAAGTTTTTATTTAAAGTGGATTTTAGTGAACTTAAAAATAAGGTCGATAACTCAGAATACATTTTAAATTCGGGTACTAAACATACCTTACATTTAACTAACTGTATATTTGGAGACGAGACCTTTTTGGGTGCTAAAAGAGGTACGGGTAGAGAGAGAACCAACTCATTTGACCTAATTATATTTAAAATACCTGAATTTTGGGATGAAGGTTTAGGTTTTGATTATGAAGATGGTGGTTATGACTTTACAACGGGAAACAAAACATTTGATGAGAGACCTTCAAACTGGTTTAATCGTACTACATTACAATCATGGACAAGTGAGGGAGTTTATTCAACGTCACCTAATATTATTACAACAATTCATTTTGACAACGGTAATGAGGATATTAATGTTGATATAACCGACTATGTAAACGAGATATTAGACGGTGAAACGAATCATGGTTTAGGTATTGCTTTTGCGTTGCTATATGAAGAATTATCACCTGAAGTTGACCAATCTGTGGCATTTTTTACAAAATACACTCAAACTTTTTTTGAACCATATGTAGAAACATTTTTTGATGACACTATACAGGATAATCGTCTTAATTTCATTGAAAAGGCTCAACAGAATCTTTATTTATATGTGACAAAAGGAACTAACTTCTATAACTTAGATGAGTTACCTACTGTAGATATTTTAGACAGTACTAACACCCCCATTACAGGTTTAACGGGACTAACTACAACTCACATAAAAAAAGGTGTTTATAAGGTCACATTTGGATTGGATGGGGTTCTTTGTGACGGTAAAAGATTCTTTTTTGATAAATGGAAAGGTTTATCTTTAGATGGTGTCGATATTAATAATGTTACACAAAAATTTATACCTCACCCTTACACATCTCAGTTTACTATAGGTGAAAATCAGACAGAATTACAAAGATATTCAATACAATATTTTGGTATAAAGCAAGGTGAAAAGGTTAAAAGAGGAGATAAAAGAAAAGTGGTAGTAACGTTTAGATCAATTGATTACCCTAAGACTCAGTTATTTGATGACGTATATTATAGAATGTTCATTAAAGAAGGTAGAACTGATGTTATAATTCACGATTGGACTAAATTAGATACCACAAATGAGAATTCATTTACCTTAGATACGTCAATATACGTTCCAAGAGAGTATTTTATTGAATTGAAGGGTAAAACTCATACAGAAGAAATATATTACGATGAACATATAAAATTTGAAATTTTATCTGAAAAATAAAAATATTTATATAATATGAAATTAGAAGAAATAATTAAGAAACATTTGAAGAAGGCGGTGAACGAAAAATCTGAAAATCATATCACAGATGAGGGTACGTACATGGTACTATCGAATCTTATCCAAATGAAAAATGATATTGATAAAATCTTATCATTTAAGAATCATCCTGACTTTCCTAAGTTAGTTACGGGTGAACATGCGTGGGCGGGTGATCATATCACCACATCGAAAGATGATATTGAAGAAGTTACAAATTTTATGGAGGGTTATATGGAACAGAGAAATGTTCAAGAGGCATCAAATCCCTCCCAACAAGCGGCTATTGCTGTCAATATGAAAAAACAAGGTAAGACACCTAAAGACGAAACTAACGAAGAAGAAGAAATAGACGAAAGTAAAAACTGTCCAACTGACCCTGCGAAATGGGCGGCGTCTAAAGCTGCTGCTAAGAGAAAATTTGACGTTTATCCATCGGCATATGCTAATGGTTGGGCAGCAAAAAATTACAAAGCTAAAGGTGGTGGATGGAGAAAATGTAAATAATATGTCTAAAATACTACAAGAAGAGGTATCGAAAATCAGAAAAATGATGCTTTTAGAAGATTTAGTTCAAGATAACGGAACAAATAAACTAAAGGATACCCTTTCTATTTTAAAAAAGAAAAAGAAAGTTCTTTTATTAAGTTGCTCCAATAGATTTAATTGGGACGAAAAAAACATAGACATACCAAAATCAAAAATTATTGCCACTTATCTAAAAGAAGAACTTGGTGATAACGCAACTCTAATTGATGTATCTGAATTGAAAATTTTCCCTTGTGAAGGTAATGTTTCAAGAAAAGATGGTAACAGTTGTGGTGTTAAGAAATCACTACTTGATGATGACAAAAAGAACCCATCAGGTTATCATAGATGTTGGGCTAGTTTTAACAATAAGTCCGATGAACTTTGGAAAATATCCAAAGAATTATTTGAGAGTGACGCGGTTATATTCTTTGGTTCAATAAGATGGGGTCAAACCAATATGGTGTATCAAAATCTAATTGAACGATTAACTTGGATTGAAAATAGACATTCATCGTTAGGTGAAAAGAACGTTGTTGAAAATATTGAAACAGGATTCATTTGTGTGGGACAAAACTGGAATGGTGAAGAAGTGACTAAAGTACAAATGAAAGTTCATGAGTATTATGGGTTTAAACCAAATAAAAATTTATATTGGAATTGGCAGTACACTAAGAACTCAAACGACGAAACACAATCATCTTACAAGAAATCACATAAAAAGTTCATAGATGATATGGGTTTAGAAAATATTTAATAATATGAAAATTATCGTTTCAAAAGAAGACAAACAATATATTGATGAATCTATCCAATCGGGTGAGGTTTTAAAAGAAGACCTTAGAAGATGGTTCAAGGAGAAGTGGGTTGACGTTAGTAGAAAGGTTAAGGGTAAACATCCACCTTGTGGTAGAAAAGACGCTGACGGTAAATCATATCCAAAATGTAGACCCTCTAAGAAGGTATCAAAAGATACCCCTAAAACCGCATCGTCTTATAGTAAAAAAGAAAAGAAAGCGATGACCTCACAAAAAAGAAGAGCCGAAAAAAATGACCCTAAGGTTGGTAAGGGTAATAAACCCACAATGACACATTATAATGAAAGTATGGAAAAAAAATTAATTATACAGATAAGTGAAGACCAATTTAAGAGATTGTTCGAATATAACGAAGAAACTCCTGTTTTGATTTATGAGGATGAATTCGGTTCAATTGAAAGTACAGAATTTGAAGCTTATGGATTATTACAAGAGGCTGAATATCAAGGGCGTAAAGTTCAACTTGGAAAAATCATGCAAGGTGATGTTAAAAAGTTTAAAGTGTATGTCAAGAATGACAAGGGTAAAGTGGTTAAAGTAAATTTCGGTTTCGGAGGTAAATCTGCGAAAGGAAAAAGAATGGTTATTAAGAAAAATAATCCTAAGAGACGTAAATCGTTTAGAGCTAGACATAATTGTTCAAATCCAGGTCCACGTTGGAAACCAAGATATTGGGCTTGTAGAACTTGGTAATTAATAATATTTTACATCAACCCCACATTCAAGGAGGAGTTGGAGAGATTTCTTTTGAGATTCATCCCACTTCTCCTTATTTTTTGTAGTACACACCTCTTTACAGTAAACGGTTTTAATTCCACTGTTTACTATACCTCTAGCACAGTCCATACATGGTAATCCCGAAGTAAGATATATGGTAGAATTTTTTAATGGTGTTCCTACACGGGCAGCATTATAAATGGCGTTACGTTCCGCATGTTCGAACCAGAAGTATTTTTCAGGTCTTTCCTGACGTTCTTGTTTAGAGTCATCCATTCCCCTTGGAAACGAATTATAACCCGTAGAAAGGACCTCATTATCGATTCCTACTATAACCGCACCTATCTGTGTAGATTGATCTTTAGATTTAAGTTTAACCTGTTCAGCAATGTTTAGAAAATACTCAGTCCAATTCATTATATTAATTTTATTTTTGACCAATACCATAGCCGATTATCTGAATATCTGTTCAGTGATTTAGCTTCTTTTTTTTCTGTTAATTTTCCAATCTGTACTAAATCGGATTGATTTCTAATATCAATTCCCACATTAAACCCCCCATCACATTTTTCATAAACGGTATTATTCATTGGAGGTTCATATTTTCCCTCATCATCCAATTTCAATACTTTAATCATTTCATCCTTCTTCATTTTACACTCAATCCCTCTTGAGTATATCATTTTTTCAAGGACATCCAATCTTAGTTTACTATAATCAACTTCACCCATGGTGCAAATATAAGAAATATTCTGGTATATACCAAAAATAAAAAACCCCCGATTTCTCGGGGGTCTTTCATATTATACATTTAAGATTATCTTAAAGTGTCTAAGCTAAATGTAGCTAAACCATGTACATCAATCACACCAAAGTAACGGTTGTTAACCATTTTCTTAGCGTATCTAGTCATGATACCCTTGATTGGAGTGAAGTTAAATGGATTGTACATTGTTGGAGTTAATTGTAAAGGTACATACGGAGCGTAGATGTAACCAGCGTCCAATAATGATTTACCTTTGTGTCCAATTAAGATTTTACCAGCTGGTAAATATGGATCACGGTATACTTGATAACGTCCAGCAAGTGTACCTACTTTCTCAATACCCATGTTGTATGAATCTTGTTCAGGATGAGCATTTGATACGTGGAAATACTCTAAATCATCGAATACTGCAGAAACTTCTGAAGATACAACGATCCAGTTAGCACCACCTCTTAAAGTAGTTTTGTGGATTTGAGCTGAAATTTGATTAATCTTAGTGATTAATGTTTGGTTCCAGTCTTTTTGAGTGTAACCAGCGAATGAATTACCGTTGTTACCGTATTTCCACTCGTTGTAGTCCCACTTAGCTTTCCAAGCCGCACCTTTACGTAAGTCACGTAAAATTTCACGGTCGATTTCTGCTGCGATTTGCTCAGATAATAAAGCTGTTAATTCAGCTTCAGCATCGATGTTGTGGAATGCACTAACGTCTTGAGCCAATTCAGGAGACCAGCTAGCTCTTAATTTTCTTTCAGTTACAGAAACTGTTACTGATTGTAAATCAAAAGTTACTTCACCGATTTCTTCTTCGAATTCTAATGATTCGTATAAACGGTAAGTTGCTGCGAAGTCAGTTTTTGCTAAAGGAGAACCAGTTACTGCGTAACCAGAGAAACCTGAAGTAGCATCATATGCTTCTAAATCAACACTTACGTAGATGATACCTTCAGCATCACATACATTATAGAAAGAACCTGTTGTACCGTTAGCTTGAGCACCATACTCAACTACACCCTTACCGTATTTTTGAGTTACGATATTGAATGGTAAAGCTGCGAAACTTGCAGTGTGACCACTAACTTGAGGACAAGAAACTACTAATGAAGCTAAGAATTCTTCAGTATCCATTTCGTTACCAGCAGGTCCTACTAATTTACCAGCACCAGCTGCTGTGAAACCAGAGATTTTCAAGATTACACTTGAAACTGTGTTACCTGTTCCAATTGCACTTGCTGCTCCAGCAACACCATTAGAGAAAGTTACTAAATCTACAATAGTTAAAGACTCAGAAGAGAATTTACCTTTAGAGTAATCAAATAAACCTTGGTCATTTGCGTCAGACGCTTCGTAGAAACGATCGTAAAGGTTTTTACCAGTGAAGTCACCGTTTCCACCTGCGTTAGGATAACCATAAGGTGCTCTGTGATCAGTACCACCATCTCTTTCAGAGATTTTAGGGATAAAGAAGAACAATTTACCAATTGGTAAGTTCATTGCTTGTACTGAAACGATGTCGTTTGCTAATAATTTAGAGAATACACGACGGATAATTGGGAAAACTACAGTCTCGAAAGAACCTGAAGCATCTGTTGTAGCAGCTTCATTGATTAAGTGTGACGCTTGGTTTTCATACAATTGCGCGATGTTATCTTTTTGGTGACCGTCAAGACCTTCTAAAAAGCCTAAGTCATCCCATTTTTTGATGGTATCTTCTTTGATAACACGAAGGTGCTTAAGACCGATGTTACCTACCATACCTGATTCTAATAATGCTCCCATTTTAAAATATTTGGTTTTTGTTTTTTTTATTTATTATTTTATTTTACTCATTAAATCTCTCATTCTCTTGAACTGAGGTGCTTCATAAGCTTTTGACTCAGATAATACTTCTTGAGAAGAAGATGTTGATGGAGTGTTAGAGATTTTATCAACTACTGACTCAGTTACCGGTTTTTTAGTTCCTAATTCAGATTTTATTGTATTGAATAAGCCCTTAGACTCGTTCATTGTCGAAACTGAATCAAATCTCTTTAAAATGTTCAATTTCTCCTGTTTTGTTGTTGAATGCTCTGTGAACAGACGAGTTGCGTAAGCTAAGTTTGCGTTAAACACAGCAACTTCGTTAAGTTTTTCTTTGAAAAGAACTAAAGCTTTCTTGTACTCAGCGTTTTGCTTTTTCAATGTTTCAACTTCTTCGTTCATTTCATGACGACCAGCCTTGTATTTTTTACCTTGGTTAGCCGGAGTTCTAACGTCGTTAGCAAATGTTCTTGCTGCTTCAGTCGCTTCAACTTCTTTAGAGTCTTCTTCCTCTTCTTCAGTAGCTTCTACTTCTTTAGAGTCTTCTTCCTCTTCTTCACCTAATTCGATTTCATAGATAGTCTCTTCTTCCTCTTCTTCCTCACTGTCAGAACCCATATCATCCATTTCTGGTGCCATGTCGTCTGCCATAGGTAAAGATTCTTCGTCAAGATCATCGTCTCCATCTAATTTGATGATGTACTCGTCATCACCCAAATCAAGTTCTACGTTATCTCCATCTTTCTTAACTACAATACCATCTTCAGGTTTCATAGCTTTGAAAATTTTAAGTACCTCTTCATCAGATGCACCTGTCATGTCCATAACATCATCGTCCATTCCCATGTCGTCAGCGGCAACATCATCCATAGATGAGTCGTCACCAGCGTCGTCCATTGAAGGTAAATCATCACCACCAACTTCTGAGTCTAATGAATCAATGTCTTTACTTGGGTCTTCGTTATCGAGGTCGTCAACATTTTCAGAATCATCGTCTGATTCGGCATCGTCTGCCTCATCTTCAGGTTGTTCTGACATATCATTTGGTTCCTCACTTTTAGAAATAACATCTTCTGATGTTTCTTCCTCTTCTTCCATTTCTGATTCTTTAAGCAATTGATTTAGTTCTTCCTTCATTGTTGAAGCAAGTATACCCTTTGCATTTTGCTTTACGGCTTCCTCAAGATTTTGTACTTGAAGTAACGCTTGTTCTAAAATAGATTTTTCGCTCATTTGTGCTGTTTTATTTTAATATAAATACTTAGTTTTTGATAAAAATTTAGATTTTAATATTCCGAACCCCATAAAATTGATTATTTGGATAAAAATTTATCCAATCCACCCATCAATTTTTTCATTCTATCATCCAATGCTGGTTTTTCTTCAATACCTTCTTGGTATTGGTCTCTTTCGGATGGGTCTGAAAAAATATAAGCTCCTGGTGTTGATGGTGAAGAAACTAAGTCAAAACAAACTAATTCAAAGTCGTCTTGTACTATGTTTTGACCTCTAACACTTTTCAATGAACCAACCCCTCTAGATGATATACCTAAAGTTGCTCCGTTCATTAATAACATTGCTGCTTGGTCACCCTTGGTAGAAACAATACCCATCTTTCTCCAACCTGGAGATGTGAATAATTTAATTTTACCCATAAGGATTTTACCGTCCCACCAAGTCTCAAGAATTGAGTGTGAAACCCTATCTAAATCGATAAGTGAAGATGAAGGGTGGTTTAATTCATTTAAAGCACTTCCCTTCTTAATAAGAGATTGATATTTTTCGTTTTCCCTTTTAAGTAATGTTTCAGGATAAATCCTTCCGTTCTTATTTGGGGTATCGTATTTTTGTAAAACGGCGTAAAGGATAAGGTCTTGTGAAAAGTCCATATCCTTTGCCTCCTTTAATACTTGTTTGTTTTCGTCGGGAGAAACATGACCAGCATCATATTCTATCAGTATACCTTTTCCCGTTTCGTTTGGACCTAATATTTTCATTTATAGATTAATATTCCTATAAATACATTAGAATCCGTATTATTTTTTAGTTTTGTAAAAATTGAATAGTTTTTTCTCTTGTAATCCCAAGTCAACTATATCCTCAATTAGTTTTTTTACCGTATTTTTTAGTTCTTTAGATTTCACATCAAATTGCTTATCAACGTATAATGTAACCTCTAAATTCATAAATGACCTCTTTTCTAATTTAATTCCTTTAGTTCTAATATCTAAATCAACGATTGATTGTTCTTTAAAAAAAGGTGTTTTTAAATTATATACTATTTCTTTTATTTTTCTTCTTGACCTATATATGACGTGGTCAAAATCGTCAGTTTCATTTTCGGGTTGTAACCAAGAATTTAATTTTAAATAAATTGTTTTTAAATTTTTAAAATCTACGGTTCCGTAACCGATTTTCACATCGTTATATTCCCCTAAAGGAATATATTTTCCTGTTTTCATTAATTTTTCATGTTATTTTTATTTTATGGTGTTATTAAAAAATAAGGAAAAAAAATCGTAAAACCAAAAAATTTTTATATATTTGTGATATACTTATATTTTATGATAATAATAAATCTTTCCAAAGAAAAAAACATAGAAAGTGCGTTAAGAACTTACAAACAAAAAGTTCAAAAAACTAAGCAAATTCAGAAGTTAAGAGAAAGACAAGAGTTTGTGAAACCTTCAGTTAAAAGAAGAAAAGAGGTTTTGAAAGCAGTCTATGTTCAACAAATAAAAAATGGTCTTAATTAAGACCATTTTTTAATTCTGTTAATCTGTAATAATTTATTTTGGACGTGTCCATGGATTGGACCTCATTTTTAACCGAATTCAATTTACTATTAAATTCCACATCTTTCGATTCTGTTAATATTGTTTCTACTTGGGTTAAAATTGATTCCTTTAATTCTGTGGTTTTAGTATTTAATTCGTCATTTGACATTGATAAAATATTCTTTAATTCTTCTTTTTGCGATTCATTTAAAGTATTTGAATATAACACGTTAAAGTTGTTTGCTAAAACTGTATGTAAAAGATTTTCATTTGCTGAGTAAGTTGATTTTTCAGATTCTTTGATTTCTTTTTTAGTTGTTAAATGTTCTACTAATTTCTTTTTCGCAATTACTTTTTTGTCAATGTTATTTAATGTTTCATTTTCCAATAAGGTATCTAATGTTGTATACAACTCATTTTCATTGATTTCTACTTCACCTAATTTCTCATTTAATGAATTACAAATTGATTGTAGGTTGCTTGATTTTGATTTCAAAATTGAATTTAATTCTTCTACATACAATTTAGCAACTTCTTTATCTTCAAAGTATTTGTTCTCAATTTCTTCATAAAACAAATACATTTCTTTGAATTCTTTGTTTTCCTTGATAGTATTAAGAATAGACTTCATCTCGTTCTTGTTTTGAGATGAATATGATTCTGTCAATTTCTTTAAAATTTTGGTCTTAATTACCCCTATTTTGTTCATTTTTAATCGTTTAAAATGTCTTTTATTTTATTTTCTATTTCATAAATATTCTGTTGCGCCTTCTTCATATCAAATAAGTGTTCGAAACTTAAATCTTCTTCACCCAACATACCTAATATTTTAGATTTTCTCGATTCTGATAATGGAGCTTCTCCCCCTTCAGATCCACCTCCTCCTGATGGTGGTGGCGGTGCCCCTCCCATATCCATTCCTCCGCCTTCACCTGACGCAGCCTCCATAGCCTTTTCTCTTTCCTCTTCAGGTATTCCGTATTTAGCATCAACGTCATCAAATATTCCTGAACGTTTAATGATATTTTGTGTATTAGTTAATTCAAATCCCATGGCACGTTCTAAACGTTGTTGTTGTAAATCTAAAATAACTTCAGAATCACTAAATCCAAGAATGTTTTTCTTTGCCCATGTATGTGATACTGGTAAGATACCAACTTGTGATTGGTCAGATGTGGCGTCCTTATAAAGTGTCACTTTCTCTTTCCACGTTTCAATACGTAATAAGTCAGACTGTGCCGACGGATTAGTTAATGATAATTCAAAATTACTTAATTCATCCTCTAAACCTAAAAGGTACAAATGAACTAAAGCAATTTTATTTAATTCTTGTATTAAAGATTTTTGAATTCTATTGATAGTTCTAGCAAAACGAATATCCATTAATGCTAAAGTCTTACCCTCACCCACAACTTCTTCAAATCCTAAGAATGCTTTTGGTATACGTAATGCAGCAAGTAACTTCTTTTGGATATATTCAATATCCGCAATTTCACCTAAGTTTTGTGCTCCGGGTAAAGTTTCAATTGGATTAGTTTGTGATGGGTCACGAACAGGAATGAAATAATCTTGGTCTACTGCCATTTGATTATATCTCATATCTACTTGACCATTTCTTGAATCAACGATTTGGTCTCTCTTAAATTTATTTGCTACACGTTGTACATATGGTTCAATATCCTTATCGTCCATATTACCAACGAATACTTTGAATACACGTCTTTCAGGTGCTCTTGATGTTCTGTAAATCAACATAGCATCTTCAGCAAGTAAAAGTTGTTTCCATATTCTTCTAATCTTATCTAACATAGAAGTACCGTAAGGTAATTTTCTATCATCACCTAATAATCTAAAGTGAGCAATTTCCCAAGATTGAAACTCCATGTCTTTATTTTTCCATGTGAATCTTAATTCTCTTGTTGGTACTTTAACATCAACATTATTACCAGGTGTTTTACTAGCAGCACCTTCGATTCTTTCTATCTCAATATTTGGAAGTTGTTGACAACCAATAATACCTTTTTCAGGATCAACTTTTAAGTAAACAAAATCATCACCGTATTTACAAACACCTCTCGCCCACATTTGTAGGTTAGTGTTGATGTCTAATTTTTCTTTAAATAAATCTTCTAAGATTGCTT